TGCCCACCCACGAAATGTTACTTACCTGCCGTTTCCACCTGGAACCCCAGCTTCACGTCAACATAGCGTGCGTACCCGAACGGGCGCACCTTCAGCGTGAGTTCCACTTTCGACGTGGCCAGCACGTTCTGCTTCGGGTCGATGTAGGCCTTGCAGCCCGCACCGTCGGCATCTGCGGAGAGTTCGCCCTGCGCCGTCATGGCGCGGTTTACGGCATTCTCCATCATCTGCTGCCACGCAACCATGATACCGTGCTGCAATGTGCCGTCCTCGTTCACGGGCAGTTCGTCGAGCATCAGGTCTAGCAGCGCGGCATAGGCGATGCGGTAGGCCTTGTCGATGGTACGCCGCGCGGTGATGTGCGCGTAGTCGTCGGTGGGGACGCAGGGCAGGCGGTCGTCGGTGAAGAAGTAACCGGCCTTGCCCACGTACTTGCGAGGGGTGATGTAGCCCGCATCGTACAGGTCGCTCACGGCCGAGGCGTTCTCTTCCACCGGCTTGTCGCCGATGTACATGGCGATGGGCTTCAATGCACCGTCCTTGACGCGGCCGATGTTGCGCTGCACGGGGATGCTTGCCAGGCGGCCGGCCATTACGCCCACGGCCGCGCCCTCGGATGCCTTCACCGTGTCGCCGATGAGTATGCCCACGCGGTTGTAGGCCTCGCCGTGCAGGTCTTTCACCGCACCGCCCTTGTAGCCGCGCCCCTCGATGACAATGAAGAGCGGGGCGTAGAGCTGCGTCGTGGCCCATTCGGCCAGCTGCTGCGCCTTGGGCAAGGCGGTAAGGAGGTCGTCATCCAGCCCATTGGTGGTGAGGGTGGCCTCGCGGCCGTCGCCGGCCACAAATATGCCCCGCAAGGCACCGTTCTGCGCTGTGACGAGTTCCTTAACAAGGCCCGTATCCTTGTCGAGCAGTTCAGTGAACGTCTTCGTCTTGTCCACTGGGAAGATGATGAGTTTCGTACCCTCCTCGGCCTCGGCATAGAACTCCTTCACGTGCTTATGCAGGCGGGGGTTGTTCTCGGGGGTAACGCCCAGCTTGGCCAACTCATCGAACGAATGCAGGGTGTAGGCCTTGTCCAGTTCCAACGTCTTGGCCACGGCCGCCGCGCCGCACACCAGGGCGAACAGGCCGTCGGGACTCTCACCAACGGTGCCCAGCTGGCCGTTGAGGAATTGTATCTTAATCCTAGGTAACATACGCCACTCCTTTCTTATTTAGCTGCCTCGGCCAAAAGGTAAATACCCTTCTTGTCATAACGGCGAACGGAACCGCCTGTGCGGAGCAAGAACGAATAGATGTCGCCATAATAGAGGGGATTGTTGGTAGAGTCGAACATCTTCACCTCTCCCATCGCACGGCTCACCGACTTGTCGTGCCAAGCCAGCGCAGCGGCCATCTCTCCCGCAACGGCTTCCTGGTCCCAACTCAAGAGGCTCTTGTCGGTCTTCACGCGCAGAACTTGGCTGCGTGTCATGACGTTCAAGCCCCAGAGATTGCCGACTATGCCGCGCTGCACGTCGGCGGAGTTTTGGAACATCCACTTATCCGATTCCGAGAGGTTTTCAAGCAAATCGGCGTACATGTACGCATCGAGCAGGATGTGGCGTCCCTCCTTTGGCACGTTGTCCGCATCCATGCGTGTCATGATCTTCAGCAAGTCAGCCTTGGTGATGCACTTGCGCTTGCCTGTCGCGGTCTCCGAAGTGTGTGCTTCGCGCTCCGTCGTACCCGTAGTGAATAACACATTTTTTGAGGGAACCCCAAGACCCCAGCGTTCCAAAATGTTCTCTTCCGCAGCGTTCCGCAGCTGTTCGCGATCATTGCTGATTATTGAGTTGCGCTTGTCATACGACAGTTCCACCGTGTCGATATTCGGAATGTAGATGGGGTCGGTGGTCAGTTCGTCAATCTCATATTCCAAGTCATGGTCGGTTCGCTGGTTCACCGATGCGGGCTTCACCGTACGGTTCTTCTGAACCTTCGACGGCGCGCCTGCGTTGGGGATGATCACCTTATGCGCATGGACGAACGCGGAGTCGTCTACCGATTTCGATGCAAAGCTGTTGTCGGGGTAGAAGTTCTCGACAAGCGTAGTCTGCCAAATACTGATATTCAATGCCATTCTATTGCTGTTTTAATGTTGTTATAATGTCGTCCTATTCCTTGTAGTCGAGGCCGAACTTCTCCTTGTACTTGGCCTTGAACGTCTCGAAGTCCGCATTGCGCAGCTCCGATAGCTTGCCGGCCTTGTCCAGCTCGTCCCAGCTTTTGCCGGCCAAATTGGCAGGCGAACCGGTCTCATCCCGGAGTTCGTCTACTATGCGGCGGAAGGGACGTGCCTTCATGCTCGCAAGCAACTTCTCCGTGTTCTCGCGGTCGGTTTTCATCAACGCCATAAAGGCTTCCTTCTGCTCGGCAATGATGCGACGTTCGGCAATCGCCTTGTCGATGATGGCGACAATTTCCTTGTCCTCCACATCCTGCAGTTTCTTCTTGTAGCCCTCAACGGCTTGCGCTAGGGCATCGGCCTTGGCGGCCTTGTTTTCCAATTCGCGGACGTGCGCGAGTACGGCATTCTCGTCGGCCAAGTTGGCGAACGAGGGGATGCCCTTCAATGATTCCAGTAGTGCCATTTCCTTGTCTTTGTTTTGTGGCCGCAATTGCAGCCTGTTGTTGAAATATGTATATATCTCATCGGTCGAGCCGGCGTTCACCGCCTCGTCGTCCATGTCGTATATGCCGTCGATGAGTTTCATCGAGAGTGCCTCCTGTGCGGAAATCCAGTGGTCCTTCTCGTCGAAGTACTTGGCCAGCACCTCGTCCTTCTTCATCCCGCACCGTCCGGCAATCATCGAGGCGAGATCTCCTTGTAGGTTCTCCATAACCTCGGCCATCTGGCGCAGATCCGATGCGTTGCCCCATGTGCCGCCGCTCACGGCGTGAAGCATCAGCTTGGCGTATGGCGACATGTACAGGGGTTTGCCGCACAGCGCGATAATGCCCGCAATGCTCGCCGCCACTCCGTCGATATAGACTGTGATGTCGGCCTTGCTCGTGCGCAATGCATTATATATCGCGATGCCGCTGAACACGTCACCACCACGGCTGTTGATGCGCACATCAATTTTGGAGTACTGCGCTTGCAGTGCCATCAGTTCGGCCACCACGCGGCCGCTGTCCACGCGCTGCCCGTCGCCCACGTCGCCATATAAGAGTATGGCCACTTCGCCGTCACTGGGAATTATGTTGAAAAATTTCTTTTGCACCGTATTGATTTTTCGGCAAAATTAAAGTGAAAAAACGAACCCGAAAAATCGTAAAAATATGGTGTAACACGGAATGTACACCATTGCAATTCAGGCGTATATGATTAATTTGCAATTTCACCATTAGTGAAAAAAGGGGGAAATTTGCATACAAATAAGAAATGGATGGCAAAGACAAATATCGATAAGAAGAGCATTGCACGCTCACTCTTTTTGGATGGGAACTACACCCAGGAGGAGATTGCAGACAAGGTTGGTACTACACGCCAGACGGTAAGCCGATGGATACGCGAGGGCAACTGGGAGGAGGTGAAGGCGTCCGTCGCCATCACTCCCGCGCAAATCATTGCCCAATGGAACAGGCAGATAATAGAGGTCAACAACGCCATTGCCGCGCGTGACGAGGGACAACGCTACGCCACGCCCGCCGAAGCCGACGCGCTGGCCAAGCTGGCCGGAGCCATCAACAAGCTCCAGAACGACATCGGCGTGAGCGACTGCGTGTCCGTGGCCATGCGCTTCCTCTCGTGGCTGCGTCCGCTAGACGTCGAGGCGGCCAAGCAGTTCAACATCCTATTCGACGCATTCATTAAAGACCAAACCACACGCTGATGAAAGGCAGGCAGACAGACAAGCAGGCATTGGAGCTGTGGCGCAGGTTCCACGAAGGGTTGGCCAAGGACGTGCCGGTGGACGAGGGGCTCTCGCGATACGAGATAGACCGCCGGCGTAAGGAGTTGGAACGCGACCCCGTAGAGTGGATACGCTATTTTTTTCCAGCCTACGCCAAGTACGATTTCGCCCCATTCCATATTAAGGCAATACGGCGCATCGTGGCCAATGACGAGTGGTATGAGGTTCTCTCGTGGAGCCGCGAGTTGGCGAAGTCCACCGTGGTGATGTTCGTGCTGATGTATCTCACCCTAACCAAACGTAAGCGATTCGTGGCCTTGGCGGCGGCCACCATCGATGCTGCCGAACGCCTGCTCGCACCTTACAAGGCCAATTTTGAGAAGAACCCGCGCCTGATACAGTTTTACGGCAAACAGGAAACCATAGGCGCGTGGACCAACACGGAATTCGCTTGCGCATGCGGGGCGAAGTTCATCGCCCTGGGTGCAGGCTCCGCGCCGCGCGGAATGCGCAACGAGGCCATCCGCCCAGACGTGCTGTACTTCGACGACTATGATACGGACGAAGATTGCCGAAACCCCGTCACGCTTGACAAGAAGTGGCAGTGGGCCGAGCGGGCACTTTACCCGACGCGCTCCATCTCGGAACCCACGCTGGTGCTGTGGTGCGGAAATATTATCGCTAAGGACTGCTGCATCACGCGCGCTGGGGCACTGGCCAATAGTTGGGATGTGGTAAATATACGCGACAAGCACGGGCGCAGCACGTGGCCGCAGAAGAATACCGAGGAGCAGATAGACCGAAGCCTCTCGAAGATTTCGGTACGCGCCCAGCAGGGCGAATATTTCAATAACCCCGTTGCTGAGGGAAAGATATTTAAGAACCTGCCCTGGGGCAAGGTGCCGCCATTGAAGAAGTTCCGCTTTTTGATTGGCTACGGCGACCCCGCCTATTCCGACAGCAAGAAGAAGGGCAGCTCCACCAAGGCCTTGTGGCTGGTAGGAAAGTATAAGGGTGTTTACTATGTCATAAAAGGCTTCCTGGCGCGTGAGACCAACGCCGAGTTCATAGGCTGGTACTTCGAACTGGACAAGTACGTGGGTGGAAAAACCAACGTTTATTGGTACATAGAGAATAACAAGCTGCAAGACCCGTTCTACCAGCAGGTGTTCAAGCCCCTGCTGCGCGACGAGTGCGCCAAGCGCAAGGTGCAGCTCTTCATTCGCGAGGACACGCGAAAGAAAACGGACAAGGCAACGCGCATCGAGGCCAACCTTGAGCCGCTCGACCGATTAGGTACATGGATATTCAACGAGGAAGAGAAGGATAACCCCCACATGCAGGAACTCATCAACCAGTCCAAACTCTTCGAGCTCACCCTGCCTTACCCTGCCGACGGCCTCGACGCCGTGGAGGGGGCCGTGACGATGGTGGACCGCAAGACGGGCGAATTGGAGCCCACCTACACCATCGCGCTTAACGATGAGGATATGAATAAGGACAACCCATTTATGATATAACATGAGTAATTTCATAGACATAACCGACTACGATGCGA